CGTCAATGTTATTAATATAAGGCTCGCCAGTACGAAAACGAGTTGTAAGAATTTCTTCCCATAAGTCACGTGCCTTAATTACCTCTGTTACTTTATTTGTATGTGGGTCAATCAATTCCCAATCAAGATTGTTATCAACAGCCTCGATAAATTTGTTGGTGATGTTAACACCGTGATGTAGGTTAAGGTTCTTACGGTTCAAGTCACCTGTTGGTACTCGCATCTTTACGAACTCTACAATCTCAGGGTGGCTAACATCTAGGTAAGCTGCATAGCTACCTCGGCGTGTCTTGCCCTGTCGGTACGCTACCATATCAGCATCAACTGTGTGTAGGAATCCATTGACTCCCGGTGTTGTCTCGCTGATAGAGCGTACGTCTGACCAGTGCCCACCTACACCACCACCTTTAACAGATAGCCAACGCTCCTCTGTGGTGTGGTCACACAATCCTTTAACCGAATCGTCTACGTAGGTTAGGAAGCAACTGATAGGCAATCCCTTTGGCTTCTCCCCCGGTAGGATTGCGTTGCTAAGAATGGGTGAGCTAAACATAAACCATTCTTTGCTTAAGTATTCTTGTAGTCGTTGACTGTGTAAAGCATCTGTTGCGAAGCAGTCACTGGCTCGTTTAAAAGCCTCTGGAATAGTTTCATCTGCCCGGCAGTAATGTTTCTTTAGCAGCTCTTTTGCAAAGTCTTGCATTTATTATCCTTCTACTGAAATATTGTACTCGTCTTCTAAAATCATCTCTAAGTAGTGAATAGCTTTGAGCAAATCCTCTGCCCCATTCTTACCCTTGTGTCGTACGATATATTTAATGGCGTTACCTTCTCGGAAAGGTATGTCATTACGTACAATAAAATCTACTGGTTGAATAGGCAGCTTGTAATGCTCTCCCCCAATCTGCTTAGCCATTTAGAATCTCCTTGATTCTTTCCTCTGGTGCTACAAAATCTAACGGCTTAATAATCTTACCGTTCTCATCTTTGTTGCTGCCCTTCTCTTGGTTAGCAGAAATAACTGCTTGAATAATCTTTAATGTTTTATCTGAGCTGCCAGTAAGTTTAAACAAACTACCTACGGCTACAAAGATAGAGTCTGCTAGAGCATCGGCTTGGTTAACTTTCCACTCAGTCTTAAACTCTTTAGTCTCAATCAGCTCCGAAATTTTTTCATTAATTTCTCGGCTCTCTTCTTCTGTCTCAACTTGGTGAGTGAGCACATCGATACCTAACATATCGCTTACTGTTTTAATGTAAGAGTGTGCGTACTCAGTTACCTCTTCTTGAAGCATAGCATATTCATTAGCCGGGTCATAGTCCGTGTTGTCACGATCACTATTCCACTTCATAATTTCTTTTAGATGATTCATTCTAGTACCTTTGCTTCATTAATATCTAAGTAACCTACTTCTTTTGCTACCCTGTTGTTGTTACTAAAGTGTGTGGTAGCAGGATGTTTAGTCTCAACCTTCCATTCAATCTCTACATCTGAAAGATTCCATTCAAATATTCCTTCTGGTGTGGAGTTAATATACAAAGGACTAACCCCACGTTCATTAGCCACATCGATTAGAGCATTGTACTTTGAACGTTCGATAATCATAGTAGGATAGTGTTTGTTCCTACATTTAATCTCGATAACACGATCATCATCTTCACAATCGTACCTACAATACTTATCCTCTGAGAATTCAATCTCAGGGTAATGATTCTCTTTCAGGTGTAGAAAGAGGGCTTCTTCTTTTTTATTCATTTATTCTCCTTAGTGGGTATCTGACCAGTTATCTCCCACTTTGGCTTCACCTTCAAGCTTACACCTAAAGTTTAGTTTCTCCGTTACATCTGTAAAAGTTTCTTCACAAATACGTGCTACATCAGAAGCTTGGTCTTCTCTTACTTCCATCTGTATCTCATCGTGGATATTACCTACCATCTTGTAGTCGTATCCACCTCCCTTTAGCTTCTTGTCTAGTAGTACTACATAGTACTTCATAACATAAGCACCTGCTGATTGCAGCAATGTGTTAAGTGCAGCGTGTGGGCTACGTACAAATAGCCTACGTCCTGTTAAGCCTCTCAAGTATCCTTGCTTAGCTACTTTCTTCACATCATTGACGAGATTGTTAAGACCTTTGGTACGCTTTAGGAATGTTTCCTTAAGTCGCTTACCTTCACGACTAGTGCCGTTAACGATCTGTCCTATCTTTGCGTCACCTGCACCATACAAGAAGCCATAGATAAATGTCTTTGCATTGTCCCGGGTAGGGAGTCCTGCTGCCTCTTGATTTGCAGTATGGATGTCTGATTCAAGTAGCTTAGTACCATAAGCACCACCATCATATCGTGCTAGGTAATGAGATAGTGTCCTAAGTTCAAGACCACTAGCGTCACAGCCAACAAGTTTATATCCTTTCGGCACTGTGAATAAGCTTCTGCTCTCTTTTCCCTTGAAGGCTCTGCCACTAGGCACTTGAGCCATATTGGGGTTATTGTGAGTAAACCTGCCAGTAACAGCCCCGAGAATATTAGCACTGCCGTGTATGCGTCCATCAGTTTCTACCTTCTTTAACCAAGCGTTATCACCCTCGGCTAACTGACCGAGTAGTTTCGTTATCTCAAAGTAATTGAGTAGTGGTTTTGACCAAGACTTATCGCCAAACATCTTAGTAAGTGATGCCGCATCAGTCTTTGGGTTACCTTTATCTGTCTCAATCCATTCTTGTTTGCCATACAAGTGTTCAATCCAACGTACTATGTGCTGACCTGAGCCGGGATTAAACTCTACCTTCTCGTAGTAACCCCATTGCTTCTCGCCATCAATCTCATACGTCTGACATCCCTTAGCTTCCTGCCTCAGTAGATTCTGAGATTTTGTACCGTCTTTTTTGTACGCCACATTAGGGTACTTAACAGGAACAAATGTAGCTAGAGGTGAGAATGTCTCAAACAATTCTTCTTCTGCTTTTTGTAGCATCTCTAGCAGCTCAACGTGTAACTGTTGTGCCTTCTTAATATCAAACAACCAACCATTTATGTGCTGCTCAGTTATGATACGTTGCACATCTTGCTCAAGGTCTAGGGCTTCTTTAGGTAGCCACGATGCCTTACGCTTTAGGTGTTGGTACAGCTTAACACTAACTGCTACGTCATTCTTACAGTACTCGTCCATCTCTTCTGAGTATTGTGTCCAATCACTATGCTTGCCTTTGGGGAAACCTAAACGCTGCCCGTAAGCATCAAGCGAGTGGGAGAATGATCTATCCTTATCGTAGTAAGCTAAGCGTCCTAGGATAAGTGTGTCGATAATATTAATATCGTCTCTTATTTTAACTGGTGATAGTTTATTCAGAACGGGGATGTCGTAGCCAATGATATTGTGACCGAGTATAGTATCACAGTCATTAATAAAATCCACCAGTCTTCGTGCGTCATCGAAGCGTTCCCATTTCTTGTCCTCCAAACAGTAGGTCCAACCTACCCAAAACTTATCACAATCTAACAACAAACCGTTAGTCTCAATGTCAAAAACAATGGACCTAGAAGTCTGGTTCTCCGACTTCGTTGTCGAATCCTTCATAGTCTAGCAACCTTCCCGTCTCTTTGTAATACTTAACCTTTCCTGCCAAACCATTCTCACCTGTGTATCGGTTCTTAAGGATACGTACGTTACCTACATTACTATCTGTCTCAGCTTGTTGGTCACGCTCCAATGCCACAACAGCATCTGATAGCTGAGCTATGCCGCCTGAGCCACGCAAGTGAGATAGTGTAACCTCGTGCCCATTCTCAAAACCTTTATCACCCTGTGCTCGTCTTAGGTGTGAGATAATTACAATGCCTACCTTTGTTTCCTCTGCCAAGCTACGTAATGCTGTCATCAGATTGTCGATAGCAACACGCTCGTTGTCACCATAACCACCGCCTGATACTACAATACTAATGTGGTCTAGGAAGATGAAGTCAACCTCAGCACCTACTGCAAGGTAGCGTAGCTTACTAATTAGCACCTCGCTTTCTAGCGAACCCCAATGGTCGTAGAAGAACACCCGATCATTGGCAATAGCCTCATCGTACGCTTTGTGCATAGCCTCTTGGCTTGCCTTGCTACGCTCTTCCTCTAAGTAGATAGGCGTATCCATATGCAAGCTCATAAAACCTAGTGCTGAGCGTTGTGTGTTCTCCTCTAGTGCTACCCAACCTATCTTTAGATTCTTGTCCATCATCAGGTCGTAGGCAATCTCACGTACCATCGTGGTCTTACCCATACCTGAACCTGCTGTGAAGGTGACTAACTCTCCCTTACGGAAACCACGTAGCATCTTGTTAATGCCTTCGTAGGGTGTTTTGTATGATTTAGTACTATCAATATTAGTTACGTCATCATACGACAACTGGTTGCCTGATACGATACCAGAAGGTGTGAATTTCTGTGTTTCGTAGTAAGCCTTGAGTACACCTGCCTTCCCTTTGTCTTGTAGCAGCTCGTTAAAGTCTTTGTACTTACCCAAGTTAATTATGGTGATCTTACCCGGTGTAAACAGGGTTGATACCTCTTGGATAGCTTTCTTACCTGCCTCATCATTATCAAAAGCTAATGTGATCTCAGCGTAAGAGTTTAAGAACTCTACGTGCTTCTTCAAGTCATTTCTAGCTGAAGCGGCACCGTTATTCACGGAGATAACAGGATACTCGCAGCCAATAGCCTCAGCTACTGATAGTGCATCCAATTCACCCTCTGTAATGATGATACGCTTACCACCGTTACGGAATTGAGACATACCGAAGGGTACTGCCTCTCCCGCCTTGCCTTTCCAACTAAAAGTCTTGTCAGGATAGCGTATTTTCTGTGCAACAACATTACCTTCACCATCGTAGTGATTAATAATGTGATTGCCATCAAGAGTACGGTAGTAGTCGTATTGTTTGAAGGTTTCAGGTGAAATGCCTCTAACTTTACCTGTAATGGTAACAGTTTCTTGAGCATTCCACGTTTCATCCTTAAAATCTTGGTCAACCACCTCTGTTTGCTCTCCTTTTATCGCCCAAGCCTTCTCACAGCTAAAGCATTTCATAATATCCTTACCGGGAACCTGACTAGCAGCGTCAGAACTCCCACAGTGAGGGCATTCTACGTGTCTAAGCATCTAACCTCTACCTCACATCTAGGATTGTCTTTATCAACGCCACCAATCTTGTAAGTAACTCTTGGAAGGTGCTGATAATTGTCATCGGGTATGTATCCTAGCTCAGTTAGAGCATCTGTCTGATACTTATCGATAACACAGCACACATTGCTGATATCTCTAAGCCTATTGTCAGGTAGATACAATGTATACACCAATTCAAACCTCTCAAACCTAAATTCAGGGCAAACATCGGCAACAATCTGCTTTGTAGCCTTCTTTAGGTTGTTATTGAGGTGAAATGGCATATTACGGTACAAATTAAGATTAAGATACTGTTTTTTCTTTTTCTTAACCCCTGTCTCGATAAACAGGGGCAAAGCGTAATTCACTTTTTCCATTTTGCCCCCAAATTTTTCTCAAATTTTTTCGAGTCCAGTGATTTAGAAGTCAGAGCTAGTATCCGAATCGAATGGTGCATCGCCTGTCTCGTCACCGAAACCTGCATCGCCACCGCCTGAGTATTCTACCAAGTCAATCACCTGCATTGCGTAGAACTTAAGCGATACGCCTACCATCTTGGTTGATGCCATATAGTAAGGCTTAGCCATATACTTAATCTTAACTGTAGAACCATTGCCTACTAACTTATCCCAGTCATCTACCTTCTGACCGAATGCGTTGTACATCTCGATCTTATTAGGTGAACCATCGTATTTAGTCTCATCAAGTTTGAATGATAGGAACTTCTTACCATCATCATCTTCTTTCAAGAACTCTGCCTTACCTGCAACTTTCTTACCCGCTTCAACTACTTCATCCATAGCTGAGGTTACTACCTTGTTGAAGGTGTTTACCTGCTCTTCGAGCGTGTCATCATCGAGGTACATATTAACCGAGTACTTACCGTACTGATCAGGCTCAAGAATCTTAGCCCACTTGGTGATACCTTTTACGTAACCGAATACTGGTTGTGTTTCTGTAATTACTGCTTTTGGTGCATTAGCCATTATAGCTTCTCCTTAATGTGTTTGTTGTTTAGCTTCTTCAATTGCTGAGAAGTTTTGTAGAATTTCATTTACTGGGATTTCTGCCTCAGTATGCACTAGATTAACCAGTGCGTCAATCATAGCTAACATATCGACTACTGTGGATTCTCCTTCGATAGAAGTAGTGGAATCCTTAACCGTTAACTTTAGGTAACTGTGTTTAGTCTTCTCACTCATCTGCCAACCCCATAAAATTCTCAAGTGCGTGATCACGATCAATGTCTAGTTTATCACATAGCGTACGGA